TAATTGAACAGGTGCGTATTTTCTAACAGCCCAATCTTCACATTCAAAAAATATTTGATAATTTTCTTTCTTTTTAAATGGCCACATTACTCATCTCCTATTTGTCTTACTTCGATCCCTGATCGTTCGAGAAACGTGATGCCACCAGTATCCCTATAAGAGTTCCTATATAGAACACTGCTAATACCACTTTGGTAGATAAGTTTGGCACAGTCCAAACATGGAGCATGGGTAATAAACATAGTAGCACCCAGACCAGATTCGTTAGATTTAGCCAACTTGGCAATCGCATTTGTTTCAGCATGTAATACCTCTGGTTTAGTTTTAAGACGATATCGCCCCTGCATTTCATTACCATACATATCTAGGTATGTTCCTTCATAAGGCCAACCTTCTTCTATTTCTTCTGGGCTAAGCCACCCACCACCACTGCACCATTCTACAGTTTCGCAATTGTTATCCCATCCCGCAGGCATACCATTGTAACCGTAACTAATAACACTATCATCTTTTACAATGACTGCTCCTACTTGTAATCGTCGAGCATGGCTTAACTGTGCAGTCCTGCTTGCCCAGTCCATATACATATCTATATATTTTTGTTTCATATTTTTTCACAGTGGCCGGCCCTGCAGGAATTGAACCCACACCACTTGGTTCGAAGCCAAGTATTCTATCCATTGAACTAAGGACCGTTCATTCTAATTCTATAATATAGTATCCCGAATTAGGATACGTTTCTCTCAACCATTCCAACATACCCGGTTCATTGGGCAGTCGGATGGATTGAAATTTATTTGTAATATAAGTCATATTACATTGTAGGACCATTGCCGCTCTTAAACCCTACTACACCACCTTCTGCTTCAATACGTGCGATAACGTCTTCAAACAAGATAGGAGCAAAGTCAGTTTGTTCAACGCAAACACAATGGTAACGAACATCGTTCTCATCGCTGTACAAGATTTCGCCTGTACGTGCGTCAACACCGCGGGCCTTCTTCACTCGGTTGGCGTGAGTGTGTCCGTGAATGTTAACACCAAAACGACCCAATGAATCTGAGTGTAACGGAATATGGCTTAAGATCATTCCGTTCATAACGTGATAGGCACGTAACTCTCTAAAGTACATCCTGTACTCATCATCACGGAAGATGTCGTGGTTACCTCGGATTAAGACCTTGTCGCCGTTTAAACGGGCTAATGTCTTTAAACTCTTACGGTTAATAACAACGTCACCTAAGTGATAGACCTTGTCTGTGGGTTTGACTTTGGCGTTCCACTTTGCAATCATGTCTTCGTCCATTTCTTCGGGCGAGTCGTATGGTCGTAATTTAGTAACACCATCGTTACGTGTGAAGCGGCATACACCCATGTGTCCAAAGTGTGTGTCGCTAACTAAAAATACACTAGGCATCTTGCCCTCCTTTCATTGTTTAATACAATATTATAACATAGTCTTACTAATCTGTTAATCTTGGTAATCCCATTTCCATGTGTAACCTTTTTCTAACTTTAACTGTTCGCATAACTCATCAGTAAATGTTCCATCTACTCTTAAAGTATAACGGAATACAGGTTCTGAATCTACTCCGTGATAATCTCTATTATTAAAAAAATAACTACGAGCGCCTTTTTCTAAATATACTTTTTCTTTTTTCTTTTCATTCCAAATAAAACTTGGACGCCAACCGCCATCAAAAAATAAATTAATGTTATGGTCTTTGTGTTCTGCTACAATACTATCTCTATGTATTGCTACACCAGCATTTGGATATGTTGTAAAAAATAATACTCTACCAATTTCTTTAAAAGGTAAAGTATCAAGATATTCTACAACTTTTGGAAAATGCTTTGCATTATCAGTCCATCCATCTAGATCCCGTGTTTTCTTATTAAAGTCATTCTTTTTTAAATAACAAGCAAAAAACCAAGGTATAACAGATCCCATAGCAAAATATGCATACTTGTACATAGCCTGTTGCGGATTATCTGAAAGGTCGGCAACTTCTTTTAAGGCCTGTTCGTGTACACCTGTTGGATCGTATACATTAAGATTATGCAGGGTTTCTGTCCAGCAGTCATGATTTCCGAATCTTGCAACTTCCTCAGGTGGTAATCCACCGTATACCATACCCATTTTAAAATCATCGCACAATGCAAGCCCTTTGCAAGTTTCTATGTGGAGCTCTAGATTTTGATTATGAGAGATGTGAGGATCCATTGAGATAATAGGGTTACAATCTCTGCCCACTCCATTAATCCCATACTCTTTGTATGGAAAAGAAGTTACAACATGTTTGCCTATTCTTTTATAGGTATGATTTTGATTACGCATTAATAATAAATTAATAGGTTTCTTTTACAAGATCAAATTCTTCTGTAGGCCATTTGGCTTTGAACTCATCTGTCTTAATGTATTCGTTATATGCCTTGGCATCAAAGAACATCTTGTGGAATACAGTTTTAAATTCACCTTTTGGGTTAATTGTCAGGTAAACTGATTTTGCTTTGCCGGCCATTGTATGTGCTTTCTAATATGAGTGTGTAAGTATATATTATAACACAGGTTTACCAGTCTGTCAACTGGCAAACCAAATTTCCTTAAAGCCTTCTTCTACAGTTGGCTCTTCCCAAGATCCGATCATGCTGTAGATAACATGATCTGGAATTTCTTTGCCAGGCCGGCTCATCAATCGACGCATGAGTTCTTTATGCTCAGGAGTCTTAAACACCACAGCAATATGTTCATAGTCTGGCAACATGTTAAACTTGCGAGCGCGACTTTTAACGGTGGTACTAGTTTGATCCCAGATAATGTCCTTGCCTGCTTCACGTGCGTCTACAACTTCTTCAGCCATTAAGCCAATGGCTGTGGGCATAAAATCTACAAACACTTCGGAATAAGTTTTCTCTTGCTCTTTGGCATAAGCTTCAACATGTTTATCTGTACTGATGTAGGCACATTCGCTTGCCCATTCTTGTTCAGATACCCATGTGCTTTTACCCGAAGCCGGCACTCCGACCAATTGATAACACTTTGCCATTATTCTATTTCCTTTACCACAATACGGGTTCTATAGTTGGTTTATCTTTTAGAATCAACATGACTTCTTCCTTGTTGGGATAGATTAAACGATGTTCTTCCAAAATACTTCTACGTTGTTCTTCATCAATGCTGGACCAAAGAAGAATCTGTTCATGACTACCACGTGCTTCTTCTGGTACTACATCATTAATCCAACCTACCAAGGCCTTGAACGCTTCGACGGTATTGCTAGGGTGACTACGTGAGATTGCCTTGGCAAAATCATTAGCCAGTATTGCTTCAAAACAACTACCTGGCCTAAATCCCCAGACTAGATAGTTATAGAAAGGTTCAGCAAACTCCTTAGGCACTCCCCAACGCTCAAATGTCTGCATCAGTCTGTTACGGCTGTGAGCTGTTAATTTCAATCTACACTCCTAAAAGTTCGCCAATCATCGATGTTTGGCTTTTCATCTGCATCATAAGTCCAGCCCAGGGCTCGCATCATACGATGCTTAACTAACAGGTTAGGGCTACGGAATCGTCCAGTGTCTTCAAAGCCTAACATAACCCCAACTTCGCAAACGGCACCACTACGGCACACACCTGCGTAACAATGAACAACCACGTTCATTCTATTAGCTAATGCATGTTGTAGCAGTCGAACAAGTTCGTTGGCTTGCTCTTGACTGCATTTCATAGCTTCTTCTAGTACAGAGTCCTTTTCTTCCACATCCAAAAATTCAAAGTTATGTTGTTCTTTGAACTTGTGGGCAGGAGTCGGTCTCCAACTTGCTGGGTCAACAATGCTGATCAGCATACTATTCTCTCCAGCCTCGTGATGGAACCTTGTAGGTATATCAGCGGCTGCTACGTTTTCAATCCACGGCATATATGCCTCCTAAGTTTCTATGTCGATATGTCGACCCTTGTCCAAATCCAAACGAAGATTTCTACTCACTCGTTCTGCTATGATTTG